GATCCCTCAGAATAGGCGCGTTCTTCCAAATGGTGTCCATATACTCAAAAAGGACTTTGGACTGTCTAAAGGCCGCACCGACAACGATAATCTTTCTTCTCGGCATAAACAATGCTCGGAGCAGTGGATAGACAGAAAGTATAAACGACTTCCCCATACCACGACTACCAACAAGCATTGGAAACTTCTTGTTCCACATTTCTTTTAGTAGCAAAGATTGGAACGGAGATATCTCTATGTTTAGGATATATTTACATGCGAATGAAAAATACTCCGGCTGCATAAACAGCCAAGCGATTCTTTCCAGAATTTTATCGGTGTCGCCATCATGGAATATAAAGTCAATCGGATTGAATAAATCATCGTCTTTGACATTAATGCCAAGCCAAGCGTCCTGTAATACTTTCTCTATGTTTTCTTTTTTCATTACAATCTCTTAAGTATGTTTTCAATAGAAGCATTTTGACCTTTACCAAACACAATGTCCGCAAAACCATATTCGACAGCTTGATGTCCATCGAGAATCCAATCTTCTTTCACATTTAATCTACGTTTTAGAATGGACTTAATCTCTACAGGTTTTTTGCCTTTAAAGGCCGCACCCTTCTTGCATGCGTTGACAAATATGTCGTACATCAATTCTTTTGACCTTTTAAGGGCCTCAGCGTTCGATATGAACTGCTTTGTTGTTCCACTGGTCTCACAGGAGCCTTCATGTATTAACCACTCTGTATGAGGGTGTGTGACCCTTAAACCTTTACCTATGACTGCCTGCGGTATAATACTACCCATAGAAGACGCTGAACCATAACATACAAACAAAAATTTACACTTGCTCGCTTTGATCGCGTCGTAGATAGCAAAACCTGCAGCTTGATCTCCACCAATGTTGTACTGGTGAATAATTATAGGGTGTGGACCCAGAGACTCAAGCATTATAAGATTCTTCAGGAAGGTAGCTGAATCTTTAGAATCTAAGCCGTCGTCTCCAGATCCAAGAAATATTTCTCTTGTTTGGCTGAGGACACCATAGTCGTGCCAGTTTGACAGTGCGGAATATATTTGAGACCTGTTAGTCTTGACCATGAAACATCTCGTTTAACCTCTTAAATATACTGTCAGTAACTTTAAAAGCATTTGTTTTGTTATCACAAAAGAGAACATGTATTCCATACCAAGTCTGGTACTCCAATAAACTCTTGAGTAAATACTTTCCGGTTATTCTTCTTTTGCTCACCTGTGCCTGCACATAGTCAGGTCTTCTACTCTTCATGCTGTCACTGAATATAGAATTTGGATAATCAACCAAGTCAGACATAGAAAACTCACATACAATGTATTTGAACGGATATTCAATCATTCTCTGTATTTCCGCATCGAATCTTTTTTTCTGTTTGCCTAAATTGTTAGCAATCTCTTCGACGCTCATTTTTCTTTCAATACAAACCTGATCTTCAAATCCTTGTAATGTATAATCACCAGTTTTCAAGGTTTCGGTAAGCATTCCATTACATCGGTCAACTTTATTAAAAATCCAACCGCGCTGCTCTCTTGTGTCCTTAATTACTGTATAGTTTGGTATTTTCTTCTTAGCCATTGATTAAACCTAACAAATAAGATTCATAGTGTTCTTCCTTGCCAGTTACCTCCTTGTGGCAGTTGTAACAAAGTGTAATCCCGTTACCAACATCAAACCTCAAAGAGGAAGCACTAGCCCATTTTCTAATATGATGAACATACATTTTCTTTTTCTTGCCGCTAGTCTTGCACATCTTGCAACAAAACTTATCACGCTTCAAAACATCCATCCGAAACTTCTTGTAAACCGGATCGTCGTAATTCCTCATCTATATCTGCCTCCACCATTTTTTGTGCTAACTCTTCAAACTTTATTTCTGGTTCCCATCCGAGCTTTGCTGTTGCTTTGGACGGGTTACCAAGTAAGTAATCAACTTCAGCGGGTCTAAAGAATTTAGGGTCAATGTACACGTACTGGTTCCAATCACCAAGACCAGCGTGCTCAAAAGCGTATTCCAAAAATTCCTCAACACTGTGTGTTTCTCCAGTAGCGATGACATAATCGTCTGGTTCTTCTTGTTGTAGCATGAGCCACATTCCTCGTACATAGTCTTTTGCATGACCCCAATCTCTCCTTGCTTTTAAGTTTCCAAGTCCCAGCTTAGGAAAATCTTCATCTCTACCGGAAGCTATAAATCTTCCGATCCACTTAGTTATTTTGCGGGTGACAAAGTTTTCTCCACGTCTTTCGCTCTCATGATTGAATAAGATACCACTAGAAGCATGTATCCCATAGCTGTCTCTATAATTTCTAACCAAGTGGTGGGCTGCAAGTTTTGCAATCGCATAGGGCGACTGTGGCATAAATGCAGTGTCTTCATCCTGATATTTACCATAAGCTGTCGAAGTAAAGTTTTTGCCAAACATTTCGCTTGATGACGCTTGGTAAAATTTAATTTCATCAGATCTTGGTGAAACTCTAATCGCTTCCAGTATATTTAAGCATCCGCCAGCGGTAACATCCCAAGTCAGCGTAGGTTGTTTAAAAGATGTGCCAACGTGAGACTGAGCAGCAAGATTATAAACTTCATCTGGCTCAAATTTATTAATAATGTCAGAAACACAAAAAGCGTCTGTAATATCTCCTTCAATCACAATGAAGTCGGCATTTTTAATATTCTGGCTAAGGCGTTCCGTCGTGTCCACACTACTTCGTCTTGCGACACCCACTACTCGGTAATCTTTTGAAAGTAGCAAGTCAGTTAGATAAGATCCATCTTGGCCAGTAACTCCAAAAATTATTGCTGTCTTCAACTTAATCTCCTTTTACAGTATCTGATGAGAGAAAAGGCTGGTCAACTTGCCCGTCCTCATACTTAATATATTCTGATAAGCGCTCTTTCTCTGCTTCTGTGGCTAAGCGCATTTTTTCCATCTCTAGTCCTATTTGTGTCCTGAAAGTAGGATCTGATGCAATCTTCTTCACCAACGATGCAAACGTAAGCTTAGAGTCTTCAATAGCTTTGATTCGCTGCTCACGAGTACCTTTTAGGTCCTTGAGCATTGTTGCCTTACGTGCTTGAAGATCTTTGTAATCCTTAGATAGCGTCTCTTGAGCCGCCCTGAACATAGCTACCTGTCGCTCTAACGACGAGATGTAGTCACGGTCTTGATCTTGATGATCCATCTGCTTTTCGACTTCTATAAGCATCTGCGTGTTCTCTATGTTTGTAATATTATCCTGCTGAGCCGTCAGGATTCTGTTCATTAGAATTTCGAGCTTGATAGTATCGACGATTTGGATTTCTTCTGTATGAAACACGTCGTCCTTGAATTGAGCCCACATTTTCTTGAAGTGAAACTGAAACATCTCTAATTCAGCCTCGGAGAACTGTTTTTCTAGCTCCTTATAGTAAGGCTTCCGTTTTAGCTCTTGATGAGCCTCCACTTCTCTTTTCTGCTTCGCCGAGAAACCTATGTTCTCTTCGATATACTTTGTAATAGATGAGACATCTCGATCTAGCTGATCCGCTATTGCCTGTGGAGAAAGAGCCTCGCAATTCTGCTCGATAAATTGCACCTCTTCTACTGAGAACCTACCTCGCTTCTTCATCCTTCTACGATCCTCCTAATAACACTCATTATTTCGGTACGCCTCGCCTTGGGTAGCGTAACTCCCGCACATAGCCTAAGAAAGTCCGCCCTCATATTGATTGGAATGTTTCTTTTTACTAATTCTATAATTTCTTCGTCAGAAATCTTTGAACTCAAGTCGTCGCCCCCTTTAGCTATACTAAAGTCCTCCAGATTCGCAGGTTCCAACAAGTTACGCTTTCTTTTCTGTACCTTTTCGGCTTTGCCCTCATCGTGCCTAAAATAATTATCCCTCTTAAAGTTTTTCAATCTGTTCCCAATATGGACAAACAAAAAGTTTTCAAGAGGCTTTCCTTCATCATATCTCTCTAGAGCTTCCATGCCTAATATAAAAGCTTCCTGCTGAATATCCTCAGCCGTGTAAAACGCAAACGTGTATTTGTTGGACAGTCTTTCGGATACTTTAGCAATCGTGTCAACAACTTCTTGTTCTGACATATTACTAGGTATTCGCATTAAGTTCGAGGCCCTCTATGTCTGATAGGAGCATTTTCTTCTGCTACTTCTTCAGTTAGCTCTTCAATGATCGCCGCAGCTTCTTCTGGTGCTGGATCTTGGACTTCAATCTCTTCAGCAACCGCCTCTTCTAGTTCTTCGGAAGCCTTAGCTACAAAATCTTCAGCAGCTTCCACTTTCTTGGGCTCATCTTTACTATTGAACATGCGCGCACTCCATTCAATAAAATGTTAAAAAATAAAAATATCCTATCATATTATAGGGAAATGTAAAATGCTATACACAAAAAAGAGTGTTTTTTAAAAAAGATGCCATGAAACTGTTGTGACTATTTGTGTAGAAAAGAATAGCAGGAAAACTTCAAGGGCGATTTTGGGTGTGCTTTAAAACTAAAGTTAAGATTAGTGTGAGGTATTATATATATTTGTATGGAAACAACAATGATATTAAATATGGATTATAGTATACTGACTAAACTATCATGGCAAAAAGGTATCACACTCATGCTCAAAGGGGCGATTATACCAATTGAGTTCCATGAGAGAAGAATATTGGGCGCGAATGGGGAATATTATCCACTACCCAAGGTGGCGATGGTCAAAAAGTTCATATTGTTTACATATAAGGCGGGTCCGAGTCGAAGAAATATATTTTTGCGCGATGATTACACATGCCAGTACTGTGGCATAAAGAATCCAGATAAATTGACTCTGGATCATGTAAAACCAAAATGGCAGGGCGGAAAAGATACGTGGGAGAATCTTGTGTGCGCCTGTTTCAAATGTAACTCTAAAAAAGGTGGGCGAACTCCAGAAGAGGCGAATATGCCTCTGTTGAATCAACCAAAAGAAGGAGGAGGGCGCCAATACTACCGATAGGGGCGGTTAGGGTGGATTGGGATAGACATTTAATTCTGTGTGTCTTTGTTGTGTTTACACCACCCCCGCCAAAACGACAGTGACAGATGCCAAGATGACAGAACAGATAACTGCCCTTGCCATAATGACAGTAAGGTAGCACCCGAGGGCTTCACCCCCTACAAGAGGGGTAAAAAAATAAATACAATTAATTTAAAAAAATAACGACTGATTGACCTCATGTGTCACAACCATGTGCGATACTATAAGTATAAGAGTTAAACAAGTTATTAAAGAGGTAACAAGATGCTAGACAAAATTTTAGATGCAATGGCTTACACACTGATTGGCGTAATAGTAGTATACGGTGTTTACTTTTACGGTACAGAATTAATTAGAATTATTTCAGAATTTTCTTAAGATAGCTATTGACTTTTGACGATACTTAGTATATACTATTAGTATAACAATTAAACAAAAGTTCTTGAAAGGAACACAACATGACTAAGAACGAAGCCAAACTAGAACTGTTCAAGACTGACCGACAGATTGAAAAGAAGATTGTTGAACACGCCAACGAATTAGGACAGTACAATAAAAGTATTGTCGCTAATGAACTACAGCTATTATGGGATAGAAAAGATATTCTAAAAAATATCATAAATAGTTAAAGAAAGCTATTGACAAATACCGATATATAGTATATACTTAAAGCATAACAATTAAACAACGTTCTCGAAAGGAACACAACATGACACGCAACGAAGCTAAACTAGAACTTTTCAAAGTCAACCGCAACATCGAAAAGATGATTGTTGCACACGCTAACGAATTAGGACAGTGGAATAAAAACTGTCTGATGAATGACCTACAGCGATTGTGGGACAGAAAGAAAACACTACAGAATACAATCAACGGTTAAGGAGACCTATATATGTATCTTGGAACTATGAACGGCTGGAAAGAACAGCCAAAGGAATACACAAAGCACCTTGCTGAGTGTGGTACTGATAAGCAGGTAACCATTGCCTACATGGAGCCAAACCCTAACGGTGTTGGTAATGTTTGCAAGCAGCGACAGGAAACACGTCGCTACTATGACACTACCGTTAGCAAGGTAGGCACGTACAGCGTCAAGCGTACAGAGACCTGCAATGAGTGCGGTTGTAGTTGGGATAGCTACTCATAAGACTACCCTACTGATGGGGGGTAAGGGGCCCGGAGGCCTCGCCCCCTACGAGGGGGGTAAAAAATAAATCAGATTATTCTGAGAAAATACTCAAGTATCTATTGACTTTTGTCGATATATATAATATACTTAAAGCATAACAATTAAACGATTAAAGGAAATCACATGACACGCAACGAAGCTAAACTGAAACTGTTCACGACTAACCGACAAATTGAAGCTAAGGTAAATGAACACGCTAGTGCATCATCACGCTATAAGAAAACCTCGATAATGAACGAATTAGAAGTTCTGTGGGCTAGAAAAGATATTCTAAAAAATATCATGAATAGTTAAAGATTGCCCTTGACAACTACCGATATATATAGTATAATGAAAGCACAACGAAAGGGAAATAAAATGAGTTTACCAAATACAGAATCACCAACCTACATGCAAGACACACTGACCCGAATCTCATTGGCGCTAGGCTATGATGGCAAAAGCAATCAACAATGTTGGGATTGGATTATGGCAGTAAGTGACAAGTACGGCAACGACTTCTTAGATGAAAAGATGCACGGTATCCTAGAACACTACGACGAATCAGGATACTTAGGGGTTGGAAAAGAATTCAGAAAAAACTAAAGGTAAACGCTTGCGAATGCCGATAGATATAATATAATAAGAGTATGAAAGGAAACGAAATGGAATTTGTAGTATATAAATCAGAGCAAGATAATACAGGCCGATTGGTTGAGCTTGTATACAATAGACACTGTGAGCATTATGAGGTTGTTGTCAATGGACTAACCGAATTCAACTCGCAGAGATACGAACAGGCAAATTATGAATTTGAAATGGAGTGTGTGTGATGGAGCTAGTTTTGGCTATTATGATTATGTCCGTTTATGTTATGGCAATAGCTTGTCCTTGGGAGATGAAATAATGAAAGAGAAGTTTAACGAATATCTGTTTTGGTTTGGTGCTTCGTGCATCGCATCGTTTGGCCTTTACATGTCAATGGTGACCTAATGACAATCAGCGAATA